TAATATTGTTTGCTGCATCTTCAAAGGTAATTTGTGATGTGTATACGTCAATTGGATTAGGTCTTTGCTCTAATTCTTTCGATACTACTTCTATCAATCCACCCTTAAAACCACTTATATCTTGGGTTGTAGGTGTGATAGGTTCTAGTATAAGACCTAGTGAGGTAGCCATGGCATGCGATGCATTTCCTGGTCTTATCTGTTCGTTTAGTGGTCGATCTTTGTATTGTGAACTTTGATTTTGTTGAAATACTGATAATACACTGTTTACGTATTCTTTAAATAACAATTTTATATAAGGCTTTCTCCATAGTTCTAAGTCAAAAAGGTCATTAGATATTACGTCTGGAGCTATTTCATTCATCCTTTCGGTTGCAATGTCAAATCTCAGAGTTACTCTAATTTTATTTGTTCTTGTGTTGAGTTTGCTAATTACGTAGTCTTGATACTCCGCATATTGTCCGTAGGCATAATGCTCTTGTTTACTTGGGTAAATGCTATTGTACAGATTTAATACTTGGGCATATCCTTCTGTTATAGGATTTAGTGCCACAATGTCACCTTCTCCTGTTGTTACTGTTGGAAATGGTGGTTGTACAGGGTCTTGTGATGTTTGCTTATATAGTGTTGATAGCTTATCTACTATCTGAATGTTATCTACAAGCTTCTCTTCTCCGTTTTCGTATATGGTACTTGGTAATGGAGTCTCTCCTTCGTATTCTTGAACAATAACTGTCACAGTTTCCTCTAAGTGAGCAGGTCCTGCTAAGACAAAGTTCTCATATGATATTCTAGGTGCGTTTGAGAAGTAGAATTCCTCCTTATTTCGTTCGTCTGGACCTACTATATCAATTGTCGGAATAAAGCGTGTAATGGCGTTCCCTAACACGCAACCAAAATAAGCTCTAACCCCTTTTGAACCGTATGCCCTACCACTAATGTAATCAGTAATTTCACTAAGATCAATATCTTGGTACGCAGCTACTTGATTTGTTCCTCCGTTGGCAATATACTCAATAGGTCCTCTTGTGAAGTATGCTGCATTTTTTTTTATTAAATCAGCTGGCGTGAAGTCTATGACACTGTTTGTCCTAATGTTAATAGGATGTGGGTATATCTCACCTGGCATATGTCCAAACACAGATGCATTAGGTCGCTTTGCATTTGTCTCCTGGTCCTTTGACAGCATCTGCTTACTCGCCAACTCTCCTATAATAGCTGTCCAGTTATTTGTCGAGTCAAGTGCAAATCCATTTTGGATTATATTCTTACGGTTAAAAGGTAGAAATGGGTCGTCTGTTCTGGTAGGATCGAGGATTTCAATTGCTATGTCCTCTGACGTAATCTGTCCTATATCGTTAGTAACGACACATGTATACGTTCCTTGCATTCTCTTTGTGACATTCACAAATTCGAGCACGTTGTCATTAGAACGTCGTTGATCCACTCTTCTGTCGAGAAAAGAGGGCTCTACGTCAAATACAAGATTACCGTCAACTAACCACTCATATCTTAGTTCGCCATTTGCAGGCTTTATGATTGGAATACCATTCTCTACGTTAAGTACATTTGGCTGTTGTGCAGATGCTACTAACTTAAAAGATGATCCTGCAACAACTCTTACAGTTCCTTCACTATCGTAATATAAATTATCCTGTCCTGGTACATAGCTCTGTTCACTAATTATTTGTGGTTCTGAGCTTTCATATACGTTTGATGTGAAGATTGGTACGTCATTTAGCTCGTACGGAAAAAGGTTATATACGGTTTGGTTTTCGTCTGTACTGGAGAATTCCACTTGTGGTAGTGATGCCGATACATAAGCCCCCTCTGCATCGTTCATATCCGCTACTAAATACTTTCCGTTTAGTGATCTAGCCATTACCGTACTACTTTAAAGATCCAATTTCTATCGTAGATATACTCTTCTGCAGAGGACGTCTTTGATTTAATTAGCAATCTGTAGTATCTTTCTGGAGCTAATCCGTTAAAGTTTAAGACAAAGTAACTACCATTGTTATCAGCGCTAATTTTCGTATTAGTTTCATCGAATGGAATTATCACATCACTTGTGTGTGCATCTCTTACACTATAAAAACTTGAGCTAGGTAGACGATAAGTGTCGTAGTAGTAGCTCATTGTCGCAAATGTACGGTCTGGGTATTTTGGTCTTGCTGATACGTTGACTCTCGCTTTCGATCCTTCCGCATATTCTGGTTGTATATTGCTTAAGTTTACGGTAACTTCGTCTGTGTAGTCAACTAAAGTAGAAGATGTGAGATAGGTTGAGTCATCATACCTCATCTCCAATCTAGGACCATATACTGTGTGTGTATCTTTACTAAAGAACCTCAGGCTATTAAATGTGTTGGAGCTCTGTTCATCAGTATCACTCTTTTTGATAATAAAGCCTTCATTAGCTCTAGTGTTAGCAATCCACTGCCTTACAGCAGTAGTTACGTCCATTAACACGTCCGTTGTCTGATAGTCAAAGCTTTGTGAATGTGCAGATGCTGTGAACCAAGTTCCTCCACCACCTCTCGTAGCCCAACTCCCAGTAGTACCATTTGCAAAAGAAGACGTTAGCCATGCAGATGCTGTGTTAGCGCTTGTTAATCTATAATTCCAAGACACTCCGTCACTACTAGTTACAGCTGTAGTGTACCTACCAGTACCCATGTTCCAGCTTTGTGATATTGGATAGGCATATAAGTCGTAGCTTGTTGGTATTTCACTTGGTTCTGTAGCTGTCAACCTTAGATAGTAGCTTGCAGTTTGCGTAAGTATAGCATTAGTAAAATTATTTGTAAAGTTTGTTAGGTCAAACTTAACAACAATTCTCGAATTATAGTACACAGTGGTTGAGCCTGATACTGTCGAGCTCTTATTAATTTCCAATACAGCATCTAGACCAGTATTAAGTGATGGGTACTGATCGTATAAAGTTGCGTCTTTTACGCCAAAAATGCTGTATATCATATTAGAAAGATGTTATTCTGCCTTCGATGTCTCTATCTGGGAATTTTACTTCAAAGATTGCTGGGTCTAGGCTTGGGTATGTTATTCCGTTTTTTGTTGCACCTGCTATGTCGTAAAGCACGTCACTATATCCATCAGCTATGTTGTTTAGATTCTGTATTACTAAGTTGGAAACCGTTTGCACTCCTTTTACTCCCAACAAGGCTAACATAATCTCACTATGCACAATAGGTTGATTAATCTGCCACTTATCAATGGCAAAATAATCTTTTAGTTTTTGAATACAGCGAGCTAATACTTCGTTGCTATTGTAGTTTGGTACTGGGAGTATATCAAACTTAACACCAATATTTATAACATAAGCATCTCTTATATTAATGCTGTCTGTAAGCATTCTGTAGTGATCGAGGTAGTTTGCTAAATTAGTTTTAACAGCTTTGTTTACAATAGCACATTGTTTGCTGCTGTTGTATCCTAGCACAAACAAATTTAAAGCTAATGGATTAGCTACAGTATCATTAATCTCCGATGTGCCTATATTATTCTGTTCATCGGGTGCTATAAATGCTTTCGCTACTGATCCAAATATACTTGGCATTGCATAGCATCGCATAATGTAATCTTCTCTAGTTACTGCTCGGTTTTGTGACGAGAATTGGGCTAAGGCATTTTGTCTTATTTCCTCTATAGTCTCCTCATTTCTACCACCTGCAGCTGCTGTTGTGTTGTTAACTATTACACTCTGTTGTATCGTGTTGTTTAGTGCTGTAGTTGCTGTTGGTAGAATCGTATTCGTTGTGACCAAAGAAGTTATCTCTGTGATTGTGTTTGATGGTACGTTAGCAGACACTCCACCACCAGTATAGTAAGTTACTGTAAGAGTTGTATTAGATGGAGCAATGCCGTATGCCGATGTAAGTAACGGATTGCTTGGATCTAACGATGCATCTGTATCCGCCTTTCCTGTAGCAGTAGCTATTGCAATTTGCTCTGGGGTTGCTAGTAACTCCTCGTCTGGTGTGTTAGATATTCCTGCTCCAAATTGAATTTCCAATCCTCCCTCTACAATACGAGTGATGAATCTTCTTGGCACTTTTTTTAACCTAAGTAAATAGGGCGTTTCATTGCTATATACAGCTGCGTCAGGATCGTTATATGCTGTGTTTTGTACCTGATCAAATATGGTATCTTGCGCTAAATACGGTACCTCGTACCAAGTGTTTCCATCTGAGTCAGTTATATTCTCAAGTCCAATTATTGGGTTTGCTGTTGTGTTTGGTAAGAATATCTTTGTGAATCGTTCTCGAGCTGCAATTGTATATGTTTGCGTTTGTACAGTTGCACTAATAGCTTTTACTACCTTTTTTGCTAAAAAATAAATTGGATTACCAGTCGAGTTATCAATGCTATAAACAGAGTACTCAACTGGACTAAATGCGTTATCAATTTTAAAATCGATTGTATCTTGCACAGTAAACGTAATGCTAGATCCTATTGAACGAACTTCAAATCCCGGTTCTATCTTGAGACCGTATCTTGTGTCTGGGGTACTTTCATTACCCGATCCACTTGCTGGTATAAGTTGGTATACGTCAAGGTCTACTTGGGCAGGTACTGATAGTTTTGGCTTGTACCCTAAGGACGATGCTATGCTTAGTAAGTTTCTACGCTCCTGTGCGTGCAGTAGCATTGACTCTTTAAAGTTGGCATCTGTGTAGTATCCTAACACATCACCAACATATGCTGCCAAGTCTATGAATAGAGATCCTGGTGACGCTTCGTTGAAGTCGGTGTACGAGTCTGGATAGTAAGCTCTGGCAAATTCTATTAAGCCTTTCTTAATAGTATCAAAGTCTCTTCCGTAGTATTTTATATCTTGGTTAGCCATTTACTTCTAATAGTATTGATCTTGTATCGAAATCCAACTCACTTAAACTTATGTCCATCTGAACAAATAGTGTATTTCTATCTTCGTCTGGCGTAAGCTGTAGCTTTCGTATAAATATGTACGGTAAAAACGTTTGGAAGCTGTTTTTTATCCTCATCTCCAATGTCGCTATAGTTTGCGGTGTTAGATTCTCAAAAATAGTCTTTTTTAATCCACATCCGAACTCAGGTAGCATAACTCTTTCTCCAGGTTCTGTCAGTAGGAGGTTTTTTGCATTAGCCTCTGCCTGATCCATTGTGAAATAGTTTTGCTTAAAGGTCGCTCCTACTTCTCCCGTTAATGGAAGATCTAAACCCAAAGCTACGTTTCTCTCTAGGTCTACAGGATTGACTTGAATAATGTATGCCATTATGGTCTGAAGTTAGAGTTGCTTAGCTCCTCTGATTTTTTTAGTATGGATGAGTAATCCTTCACAAACATATCTGTTGCTGATGATCCTATTGTTGGAAAGTCTGGGTTTGCTTGTTCTACTGACTCTTCTCCAAAACCAGCCATAGATTGTGCTGTTTCGTTTAGTAAACTACCTAGAGTACCTCCCATATTAGTAAATGGCTCATCTAAAGTGACTAGTGGAGTTGTTCTCTTGTTCACTTGCAACGACTTATCAGGTTTTAATGGCGATTGATTTGGTCTAGGCGTATGCTGCTTGCTTTCATTAAGCTTTTTTATTTCAGAGCGTACTGCCAGTTGAACCTCCTCACGGATAAGCTCACGCAACATGGACTTAAATTGACTTAGTTTCATATATTTTGTTTTTTATAAATAGTACTTTATTGTGTTATTCTGTTAGTATCCTATTACATACTCCTGTTTAGATAGATATCCGCGCCATGTAAATGGTACAATTCCGGTGCTAGGTTGGGGTATAGCTATTCCACTCATACGTTCAAGTTGACGACCAAATCCATCCCCTAATTCAGTAGCAAATCCAAGTGCGCCATTTTCATTTAAGGCTTCCATTGGTGGATAGAAGCTTCCAACGTTTGTTACTATAAACTTAGTACCGTATTGGTTAGTCCAACTATTTCCTGTCCAAAATAATCTTGAAGCTAATCCAAATACAAAAGTCATAATTTTAGCATCTATATTAATCTTAGAATCTACTTTTGCTTTAGTGTACGTTATGACATCCGCCTGTAGCTTTTCTTTCTGCTCTTCAATCTCACCTTTCAAGTAACTTAGTACAGGATCTAGTAACTCCTCAATAAGCTCTACTATTTTCTTGAAGAAAAGGCTTATTGCGTCTAATATTGGTACTATTAAATCTGAGACTTTGGTTAACTTGCTTTTTATATAAATTAGACCTGGGTCTCTTGTGTCTCGTGGTATGAAGTTTCCTAGTCCCTGTGCTTTTACTCTAAGATTCTTAAAGGCTGCTTTTTCTGCTCTTATTATTGAGTATACTAAATCGCCTTGTGCTTTCAATTGCCCTGGTATTGCTGCAAGTTGCTGTATGCTTGGTGTATCGGTAGCTCCTTCTAATATTCCAATAATGCTTTCCAATGCCCCAGAAGTTGTACTTTGTAACCTTTGGCCCTTTGCTGTAACCTTTTCTTGGTATATTTTTTTAATCTGTTCTACTATGCCCGTCTCTTTGCACTCTTCTATAAGCTTTTTAAAGAAAAGAAATATCTGCTCATATGCTTTTAGATCCGCAACTTTAGCTTTGTATTTTTTCATATCAGCCTGCTTTTGCTCTTTTGTTATCTTACCTCTTTCAATTTGCAAATCAAAACAAGCATTAATTAGTTGCGTAACCCCAGCCTCGTTCTTTGTTATTGGTGCATCGGTGTTTTGCACCAATCCCACAAATACTCGAGGTGCATTAGCTACTATTTGATAGGCTAATCGAGCTTCTCTGGCTAACTTTTGAAACTTTTTCAGCTTCTCCTTTGCCTTTACTATATCAAATTCTTTTTTTCTCTTTTTGTTATTTACTTGTTTTACAGTAGGATTAACCTCTAATAAGGAATTTATATATTCATCGAGGTATAGCTGCTCTTGTGCAGCTGCAGTTAGCTCCTCTTCCTTTACTGCAACCAACCTTTCTACCGTTAAGCGCGCTTCTTCTATCTTTTTATCAATCACTCGGCAACTTCTAATTAGGCGTAGATACGTAATATGACCATTAGCATCGCTTCCTACAATACTAGATACTCCCACTGCTCCCCCCTCTACTGAATTATAGTCTTCTGTAATGCGATCTACTTCTTCCATTTGCTGTTGGTAGTATGGACTATTTGGATCAATTCTAAGAAGTTTTTTTAATCTCGGGACATCGACAGCCAGTAATGTCTCAATGTTGTTAGCAACTAAGAGCACTTGATCTCCTCCTCTTCTCAAGAACGCTGCCACTTGACTTGGATTTAGCTTATATAAGCTCTGCACCTGCTCCATTAAATATCTTACAATCGGTGTATTATCACCAGCGCTTGTCATAAGATTATTAATTGATGCGTCTGCATTTAATAGGTTGGTATTCTTTTTAAAATCTGACAAAGCTTGCTGCCTTGCTTGTCTTGCTTCTTTCGATAAAGACTCTTCTAACCCAGCCTTAACGTTTCCGTATTTTTCCTTTACAACTGCTACTGTGTCAATAGCTTTTTGTATAGCTTTATTTATTGTGGCATATATCGTAGCCAATTTTGATAGTATCGTTTGTATTGTATCAAATATTAACTTATAGTGCTTCAAGCTGTTACGAATCCTTTTCATCTTAGCTTTCACCCGTTTGATTGTAGCTTTTAGTTTCCGTCCAGCTTCTATACGTTGCTTTCTTTTTGTCTCACCATTAAGTAACTTTTGCTTTGCTTGCTTAGCTTGGTAATCTTTTATTGCATCCGCTAACTTTCCTTTAAGATCATCTAACTTTTTATCCAATTGTGCTCTTACACTCACTTTTTTGGCTTCCACTTTTGCTAATAGCCTTTTTTTAAGCTCCTTTAGCTTTTTGTTATTTTCAATAACCTTTAGCATGATACGACCTATAACATTTCCCCCAGGAACATAAAGAAGCTCTTTCCAGTAACCAATGTACTTTTCTGGGTTTATAAATCCGTTAAGTATTTTCATGAATTGCTGTATGACTGCTGATAGCTTTTTGAAGATGTAAGTTTTGAGGTTAGCTTCTTTTGTAAAAGTGTTTTTATACTTGTCTATTGTTGTTTTTGATTTTTTAGCATAACTTGCTAATGTCTGAAAAGTCTCTGCTATTGATCCTATATTTAAGCTTGGTTCTACTTTTAGGCTTAGTAAAAATTGCAGGTCTGCTATTTCTTGACCCATCACCGCATTAAAATCAAAATCAGATAGATTTTGTGCGTTAAGCTGTTTAAACTTTTCTCCTAACGATTTAATTTCGTTAAAAGTGTTTTTAATTATTTCTTTTTTTGTTGCAATAAACTTTCTAAACTCAGGTACAATGCTTTGGATCATTTCTCTGACTTCACGAAGTTGATCGTCTAGGTTTTGTATCTGTATTTGTAGGTCCTGTATTTCCGACGTCAACTTGTTGTAGGTGCCTATTGCTCCTTGTATATCTTGCGTTAATGATTGTATTCTGACTTTTCCTTGAGAAAGTTCCTTTCCAACAAAATAAACCCTTAATGTATTGTAAAATATCTTCTCTCTAGTCTTGTTTGTAATTGAGTTTCCTGGTCCTACTGGGACTAGTGCTCCTGCGGCAAGTGGTGATGGCATTTGCGGTGGAATACTATAAGGTGCATTTAGTGATAACGAAGATATGTAGTGTTTAGTAATGCCAGCAGCAAAATCATCTGCGTTTGCATACACGCCTTGCTCTAGATCATTAACCAGCTTTTTTGTGAAAACTTCTTCAAAATCCATGTTATTGTGCTAATTCCATATACAGTTCCCATGCTATCCATCCTTTAGTAAGCGAAGCTTGTGGTATAATTGTGCCACCACTAGCATACCCAGTAGCCGGTATGTCTTTAACCCAGTCTGCTATTTCTTGCTTACTTGCTGGTGCTTTACCTTTGGCTTGTTTGTAAATCCGATATATTGGTGCTTTTAATCCCATTGAAGCAGCTGCTTTAAAGTCATCACTAAAAGTTGCCAGCTGTCCTACATAGACAAAAGTTTCGTCAGTGGGTCCGTACCATACAAAACCGTATTTGTAACTATTTTCAAGTAGCCACTCAAGAGACTTTGACACATCTTTAAATACTATGACCTTTCCTGTTCGACGTGGATCATTTACTTGAGTATTTGGCCAGCCATAGACATTTTGTGAGCTTTTAAAAAAAGGAGATGGCGATGTTAGATTGTACTTTTTAAAAGCACCCCATGCTTTAGCAGCATTTGGATGTTTTGTTATATCAAAGGTGCTGCTATCTAAAAAGCTGCTTATAAGTTTGCGATCATCTTCTGTGGGTTCGGGCTTTTCTAATGCGCTTTTTACTGTTGCGTACTCTACTGTGCGTAGTACGTCTACAACAGCACATGGTAGCATTTCTGCGAACCAGTCCCATTGCGACACAAATCCATATAACAAGGGCATATCCAACGTAAGAGCTGCTTTTGCAGCTGTTGCCATTTCACTATACTTTATAGCTGCTTCTGTGTCTAAGTTTACGCCTCCTACTGAGGACATTGATCCGGATAAATTAGCCATATAATTAGTTTAATGCAGGTGCTGCTGGTCCTGCTGATTCGTAGTATCCCGTCTTGCCTACATTTGCTCCAGCTGGTGCTGACGGCGTCAGTACTGGGTTTCCTATGGAAGCATTCACGTTAACGTCAATTGACATCTGTGGTATTGTTACTGAAGTTGGTGGATCTGGCAGAGATTTAAAGTCTGGTATTTCGTGTGAGTATCCGTCAACAAAAACTTCAGTAGATATTAATCCTTGAAGCCTCGTCTGCATGGCCATAAAATCCCATTGCGTATCCTCTCTCGCTGTCGAGTAGCCTACTGATGTTAAGTTTTGCTGATACTTCAATATTATAAGTAAGTCTTCTAACCAGTTAATGAGCTTCAATCCAAGTACTACTGGTTCATATGGAACATCTGCGGATGGATATGATTTCAACTTTTTACCATCTTTAAAGAATTTGTCGCCTACCAATTCTTTTGGATTAAATTTAGGAGGTTGTCCTTTTCCTGGGATGCCTAGGTATATTCCAGAATCTCCAAATATAGTTACACTTTCGTCAGCATCTATATTAACCTTTGTTGGTGAGGTAAGAGCAACTCCTTGTGCTCCTGCTATGATAGTTTGGCTCTCTTTGGAGTTAATAATAACACGTCCAGAATTTATGAGTATAGATGGGCTTCCTGCATCATGGTCATTTATAATAAAGTTTCCGTTTGCTACTAAACCAACTGCTTTGAGACCTGCTCCTGGTGCTATTGGATCAACAGTTATACCTTGGTCAAAAAGGTAATCCTTCATTGGTAAGCCAAACACACTACCAGAGCCGGACGTAGCCGATGCACTCAT